AATTTGCTCATATTCACCCATATAACGTCCATTTGTGCTTATTAAGTCGATATAGTCGACAACTACGACGGCTGGTTGAATCTCTCTAACTTTATTTTGTATTTGTTCTAGATTAGGAGCAACAGTTTGTATAACTAAATGATTTATTTTATCCTTATGGAGCTCATAAATCTCTTCAAAGTTATTTGTTACTTGTTCCTTATCCAGTCCACTTGCAATTTGCATATTCCTTCTATGCATATACCAAGCTGATAGCTCTAATGATAGATATAAACAAGGTATTTGGCTTGATACATCTATTTTATCATTAACAAAGTCAACGCCTAAAGCAAGATTCTGAGCAAATGTAGTTTTACCTGAACCCGTTGGTCCAAATATAGTTACTAATTCACCTGGGTATATCTCGCAATCAGCACTAACTCCTAACATTTTAGCTACATTAATTGTTTTGCCGCTAAAATCTGTTGTTAATCGTTCTTTAAGGTCAGCTTGTAAATCATCTGCATTTTTAACATCAATGAGATAATCTTTTCTTTTGAAATAAATACACTTTGTCTGGCAATGTTCGTGCATTATAGAGTCTTGACATCCATATCTATAGCCTCTATTGTATGTATACTCTACTTTCTCGACAACTTCATTTTCATTTAATGAGTTGTTGTTCCAGTGTAATATCATAGCTTTGGCATATTCTGATGGAATACCGTTTCTTCTTGCATGAGAAGCTATTCGCATTAGCGTTTGATTTCTGTTGCCTTCTTGAGGCCCCACATTTAACATTCTTTGAACGCATGGAACTACTTCTGTTGGTTCAGAAACTTTTCTTGACTCTTGTATTCTAGGAGCTTCTTTGACGACATACTGTTCTAGCTCTCCATCTGCTATTTTCTCTTCATAAGCAAAGCCTAGTCTGGCTTTTTGTGCTAGTTCTAAAATATTGATATCTGTATTAAATAGCTCATGTATTGTTATTGGAATTTTGTATAAGTTTGTTTTCTTATTTATTGTATGAGCAACACGGTATATACCTGTTCTCATAAATATGCTATTATCTACTTCTGGAAATATTTTAGCTATAGTGTTTTTGACAATGTAATGAGTGTTGTCACTAACCACAAAATTAAAACAATGATTAGGGATAACAATATGGTACCCACTGCCTGAAAAATAACATTGGATAGACTTGTGTGAGACATCAAACTCTTCAAGTTTGACCACAACTCCAATAGCTTTTTGCCGAGTGTATTCATCTGAACTATCTCCTTTATCTACATCCAATATAATATTATCTATACCTCTTTTCCCAAAGTAATTTTTGAGACCACCATTATTCCTTGCATAATCACACGCTTCTTTATCGTATAAATATATACTTCTAAATAAAGGCTCTTGAGGATTGATGTATTTTAGTAAGTCTTTTTTGAGAATCAGGGAGCCACGATTTCTCGGACTCCCTTGTGCTATCTCTATATAGTCCACTACATATTTCCAAGAGCGTCAGAGCCAAATACCTCTTCCATCTCTTCAATAGTCTTCTCTTGAACTGATTTAGTCTCTACGGGAGCTTCCTTGAGGTATCCCTTTCCTCTAAGCCAATTCATATCATCTTCAAGCGACTTTCTGCCGTCTGTAGAATTAAGATTGATTTTGTGGTGAACTCTTGTATAAACCTTTCCATCTGGCTGTTTAGGTTTTTCTTTATAAACATATGCCAAATATGGAAACTCTGTTGGTGTAGCATCTATTCCCTCAGCATGATTATCAGTTAAATATTCAGCGATATTCTTTATGGGTTGTCCGTCTTCTGTTTCCCAAGTGCCCTTGGCATTGACTCCTGCTTTAACACCAACTATATCAAAGAAATGATATAATCTATTTAAAACTGAGCCACCACTAACGGAGCCATCTGGTCCTTTATCTAAAGAACCTGATATCCTGATTGACTTAGTATAATCACTGCCTTTTTGCTTTATAGTTATATCTAGATAGATATCTGCCCAATCATATTGAGCACTTTTATCTTTGAAATCTAGAATTGCTATATCGCAAATTCCATAATAATTTGTATGTGATGTACTACTTTTCAGATTTGCTGGTTTTACTAACGCCATCTTTTTTCTCCTTCTTATAAATTAAGTTCCATTCGAATTCAACTATTTGACCTTTTAAGTGTTCGCATCTACTTCCTGCCTCTACAGCTTCATTAGATTTGAATGACACCATCAGTTTTTCTTCTTCTCTATGTACATATCCTATTGCATCGCAATCAGACATTATCATATTCTTTAGTTTTCCTGTGATATCTAAACTTTCAGGTTCTACTATTGCTTTACCATCTACAATTGCTCTAGCTACTTTTCTATGTCCTACAACAATTAAATGGTCAACACAATCCTTTAGATTATGGATTGTATTCATTACTTTTTCTCTTACTAAGGCATAACCCTTACCAAATGATAAATCAGCGATAGAAGGCACTTCATACTCTCGACAGACTGCTTTTTCAGCCCAGTCTACTATTTTATCTATAGTGTCTATAGCAAAGTATTTGTAATCGTGCCCATCTTTAGCTTCTTTAACTAAATTGATAAGTTCTTGCCTGTTATTTACTTTGTGGATGTAGCCTTCAATCATGCTACTACCGCTTTCCGTATCAATAATTAGACAATCGTCTAATTTACTAAGCATAGTAGTTTTACCGACCTTGGGTGGTCCGTATAAAAGTAATATACCTGGATTTATCGACACGGGTTTACTCTTGACTTTTTTTAATGCCATTTTCTACCTCGTTTTATTTAATTTGACGACCAATAAATATACTATTCATCATTATCAAAGACAAGCTTTATTTTATAACTATTAGCCACTTTTTTCATAAGAATTGTAGTATAATATTTCTTGTCGGATGTCATTTCGTCTAATGCAAAAGAACACATATAATCTAAAGCATCTATGCATTCTTTTTTGGTTACTTTATTTATCATCTATAGTCCTCCACAATTTCCCATTCATCTGTATGGTCATCTATATCATATGAATTTAGAAAGAACCCATTTCCACTTAAATTATTTGGAGGTGTGTCATAAGTTCCATCATTTAAGTATACTCTGTAGAATTCATGTCCAGACTCATCGTGATAAACATCTATGATTACTTTTTCTTTCTTCATACTTCAGCCTCGAATGAGCAATATTCAGTCTCTTTTAGGCATTTTAATATCTTTCTACCTAATAGTAATCTTGCATACCACTCTAATAGATGTTGATTTTCTCTTCTATCTTTAGTTCCGAGACTTTTCATAAGCATTTCATCGTTATATCCAGCATTTTCTTTGAAAAACTTATCTAATTTCCTTACCCAACCCATTAGTTCTCTTTTACATTTAGCAATTCCTTTTTCTACATCTTTTATTTGACTATCATCAAAATGATATTGTAAATAAGCACAATGTCCATCTGAACCAAAGAAATCAGCATCATTACTCGCTTGAATTCCAAACCAGAATTTACCTTCTATGTCGCCATTATAATATCTTCCCATCTTTTCTTACTCCTTATCTTTAATTCTGCCATAACTATCAATAAAACTTGATTGACTGCCAATCCAAAATTCACAACCATCTTTTTTCATTCTTTCTACACCTTCTTCGGTTAGTAGCATTGTGGACCATTGTGAATATATGTTTATTCTATATTTATAGCGTTTTCGTTTAACTTTTTTCATAGTTACCTCGTTAATATTTAAGAGCATAACCTACTCGAATTACTGCAGTAATACTTTCGACGATAGCTGCTTACCACGTGTCCTTGTTCGTGGGCCTTCATATCTATTATGCTCTCAATTATTTATGCTGCTACCCAGTTACATAATCCATCTACTATAGATGCATTATGATTATAGGATGCAATTGTAGGTTTTTCCTTATGCCATAACTCGTCTGTCGCTGCATTAAGGAACTGCCAACCATTTTGTTCTTCTTTATGGAGAAATCTATCTACTATAGAGCCCCATAATTGTGTAGGAGTGTCGGAAATATGGTTAAATCGTATATCAGACAACGAATCAAGGTCTAAATTTTGATTATTTAGTATTTTAAACCTATTTATCATTGCGTGAACTGAGTTGTTATCGCCTCTACAAGCAGTTTTTACTGAATGCGCTACTGTTTCTAGTTCATTTTTCCAATCATCACTACCTATGCTGTGTCTAAAACGATATTTTGATAGATTTACCTTGCTCATCATACCATTTGTGCAAATTAATCTATATAACATCATTCTAAACCCTAGAGATGTGCTTCCATCATAACTATTCCACATTTGAAAGCCAATAGCTATATCATCACCAACTTCTACTTCACCTACAGTATTATCTTTTGCTATTAAGCTATGAACATATCTTTTACCATCATAATATGTTTTATCAGTATCGAATGTCAAGCCTGTTTGGTCAGCTATTTCTAAAGCCATATCTCTAACTTCATTGTTTGGAACTAATAAGTAATTACTACCTACTGTTCCTACTTCTTTCCATTCTAACATATCAGTCTTTTTATTTAAATCGTATGTTTGAACAGAGTATGCACTAGATTGTACACCTTGATAATCTAATGGTACTTTTCTTATTTCTGCGTATGGATTCATTTATCGTTTTCCTTATCTTATGAAAAGAGAGCCTCACATATTCCTTTGCCTAATTACC